AAGAGGAAATGACAGAAGAGGAAGCACAAATTAGTCGAGCAATTAGATTGGTCCGTAAAGCAAAGGAAATTCTTCAAGAAGAAGATAAGAACAGAATGCCTTACGATTCGGAAGAAGATAAAGAAGCGAAAGTGAAGAAACCCAAGGCAGAAAAAGACGATACTAAGATTGAGAACAACACAGGTACTCATTCCGGATATGGTCTTGCTGGAGATACTAACGACGCTTGAGTGATTCGATGGCGACCACTGGACTAATGTTCGAGAAGGATAAGGCTCCCTTATCTAATGAGATTTTATCTCTCTTCGAGGAAACTAGAGTCGCTTATTTATCTGCAAGAAGTGACCCCAAAGAGTATGGGGGTCGCTGGAGAAATATACTTGAGAAGATTAAAGAATCGTATGATAGTCTTAGTCCTCTTGGTAAAGAACTCAAGGAATATTTAGATGAGCGTCACCTTGAATCCGATGATGCAGGTAGTCCTACAAGTGGCTCTGCTAAAATTATCTATGATTCTGTTAAGCAAATGCGATTCGACTCCGAGAATGTCAACGACCCATTCTCTAAGAAAATGAAAGGGAATGTACTAGAATCTCTACTATCAAATGTAGATGTTTTTATGAAGTTCATTCACTATGCGATTAGAAGCGGTGATGATGCACTATCTTCTAAACTCTATAATGAATTAGAATATCAAGGTGATGAAATAACTGATGGTTTGGAAGGACTAGATTTAGCATTAGATGATGTTCCTCTATTTGTCATTGAACACTACGGCGACGATAAAGATAGTAAGAAGGTTAATTCTAAATTCAAGAGTGCGCTAAAAGAACTCAAGAAAGTATTTTTAGCCGGACACTCCGAAGAAGACTGGAGTAAATTAGTTGGAGTAGAATTAAAGAAGGCAGAAAAGTCCGAGGAAGAGAAGGCTATCTCTAACTTCTTAACTCCTAACAAACCAATGTACCGCATCTTCGATATTGAAGATATGAATGAATTGATGGGATTCTCCGGAGATTATGTCGTACAAGAAAAGTACGATGGAATGAGAATACAAATTCATAAGATTGATGATAAGGTTGAAATCTTTTCATTTAACGGCAAGGACATTACTGAAAAATGTACTGAACAAGTAGCAGAAATGAAAAAGAAATCTTATGGTGACTGTATTCTAGATGCAGAACTAATTCTATTCGATGGCGATAAAGCCCTACATAGAGCAGATACAGTTGCTCATGTATTCAAGAATAAATATCCCGAAGCAAAACTAAGAGCGCATGTTTTCGACATAATGCGACATGAAGAAAAGAACTTGATGGATGATGAATTACAGATTAGAATTAACATTCTATTCAATAATTACTCGGCCAAGTCTTCCGATGCCATTGCATTCCCCTCTAAGAAAGATACTAGAATTGCAGATTCTTTGAAAGATATAGAAGAATATGCCAAGGAAATAATGGAGATGCCTACTGCCGAGGGAGTAGTCATTAAAGACCTAACTTCTACTTATTTCGTAGGAACTAAGAAAAATCCAAAGTGGGTTAAGTGGAAGAAATTTGTAGATTTAGATATGCTAGTTCTAGATAAGAAGTCTACTAAGTCCGGCCTATTCTCTTATTCATTAGGGGCTGGTCCCGTTCTAGAAGAAGGAAAGCATATAGTAGAAATGGATAACAAACTATACATGAATGTAGGTAAGGCACTAAATACCAAGATAGATGTTAAGGTTGGAGAAATTATTAGAGTCAAGGTAGATGAGGTAAAGGAGTCGGATGGTAGATTTACTCTATATTCTGCCAAAGTAATCGAAGTTCCGGAAGCCGCTACTCCCGATAAGATTGTGACTTTAGAATTATTATCCAAGGATACTAAACCTTCTTTGAAGTACAAAGTGGAAGCACTAAAAAAAGGAATAACAATTACTGATAACATACATGGTAGTGCTACTTTAATTGCTAAGAGCATGGATGGATTTACAATTTACGGATTTAATGAAAATAATCTAATGTCGAAGAATGCTATTGCAGACTTAGATATGTGGAAACAAGAAGCGGAGATGGCTCTAAAAACTATTCAAGGAGAATTAAGAGCGGCTATTAAGCAGTTTGTAAAAGAAAAAGGCAAACCACAAACTATAGGAGATTTGCACAATTTTTTGGCTGGTAATCACGCAGGAGATTATGAATCCGTTTTAGAAAGCGACAAGAATAGACTTGGTTCTTGGGTACAAGCCTCGAATGCAATGTCATACAGTAATGGTAAAATTTTTGTTGACGGTAATGAAATTCAAAAGGAGTCGGAAAAAGCAGAATTTAAAGTCTATTCTAGAAAGGATGGAAACTTAGACTTTATTGTAAATTACAAAGGAGAGAACCTGTCTTGGTATATTGACCTAGACTCCGATGATGATATATTCTCCTTGTTTGGTAAGGCTACTAAGTTCCCTGCTCAAATCTCTACAAATGTTTCAAAGGAAAAACTAATTGACCTTGGAGATGTAGAAATGGGAGTACAAAGACATGGATACCATGAATATATTCTAAATGGAAATAAGTTTGAAACTAAGATTCACTTTAGAGTAGTCCCTGTGGAAGGTAAAGATATGTGGTTAGCGTGGACTGGATATGAGCAGAAACCGGTAGATAAGGATACTGACGAAGGTATTTGGAATATTTATGAAGATAAGTTCAAAGACTTAAAATACACTAAACAACCGAACTAGTTAAATAGTGTATTTGGTACAAGACGGCTTGAGCATCATGTCTACGATTATGTCTGCAATGGAGGAGAATGACTTCTCCATCTTGAAGGCATCGAATGATGATTTAATGATTGGCGGCTATGCTTCTATCGAAATGGTAGATAAGCAAAATGATTTAATCACTCTCAAAGCCTTAAATGAGGCAGTTAAAAAATTCATGGAACACAATAAGTTCCGCAATGTTATGACTAATCACTCCAATGTTCAAGTTGGAGAAGTAGTTGAATCTCATAGAGATAGTAATGGAAAACTATGGAAGACCCAAGTAGATGATGTTGGGTTCTTCGTAGTAATTAAATTAAGAGATGATATTGAAAAAGCAAAGGAAATAAACCGAGGAATTCGCAAAGGGTCATTGAGGTCTTTTAGCATAGGTGGACAAGCACTACAAAAAGTGAAGAAACACCACGATGAATTAGGGGAGTATAGTGAGATAAGCAAACTAGAACTCCACGAAGTCACAATATGCGAAAAGGGAATCAACCCCGAAGCGAGGTTCGACATATTAAAGGAGGACAAAAAAATGAACAAACTAGAAAAAGCATTGGCTGAACTTGACACTCTACTTGAGGAAGTCAATACGCTACGAAAAGAAGAAGAAGAACCGTCAATGGAGCGAGGCGCACCTCACCCATTGGACGAGAAGATGGAAGAAATGATGGATACTGAGGAAGAGTCTATGGAATACATGGATGATGAAAAGAAGGCCACTACTCTTGACGGAAACGACGACACTAACCTTGGTGGAGCAGGTGAACCTATGGAACAAGCCGGGGCACAAGCAAAGAAGGAAGGAATGGTTTCTAAGCACTTTGCTAACGACGAGTTTAGAACTCTTAACCTAAGCGTTCCAAACATTGAGAAGGCTTACGAGCAATACCGAGCAGAACAACTTGAGAAGATGGGACTCGAAACTCTCGAAGAAACCTTCGCTAAGAGATTCGCTTCGGAAGAAACTAACCGAGCAGACATGGTTGCTAAGGCAGAATACGATGCACAATCCGAAATCGCACGACTTAACGCAGAGTTCTCCGAACTCCGTAAGTCACTTACAGAAGAAAAGAACACAATTCGCAAGGCTACAGAAGCCGCAACAACAACTAAGGTTTTCTCAACAGAAGAGATTGCTGACATGAGTTGGAGCGATATTCATAAGGCCGTTGGCGGAAACATTTGAGGTGAATTAAATGGGATACATTAACACAATAAGAGATTTAGAAGCGGCGACATACGGACTACCTGCCTTTGGCGGAAACTCCGTATTGAAACAAGCAGGTGCAGTTCAAGGACTACACACTGCACACGACATTGCAGATGCTGGAGCAAGCGGCCTAACCGGTATTGGAACCACAACTGGTTTCTACAACCAACTTTACGGACAGAAAGTTTGGTCAATGCTAAACCGAGAAGTAAATGCTCTCGCTATGCTAGCAAAGCGACCTTATACTTCATCCGGTTGGAGAATTCTTAAGAGCCGACCGTTTGGTGGTTCGGACTCTAAACTTGCAGTTGATATTACTGGCGATACTACTGGCAGTGGAGTTGTTGGAATTGGTGGCTCTGCGCCACACGCTGACCAAATTGGTGGTGTTCCAGAAAACGCAGGACTTTCTACTGCGGCTGACGGACTTGGCTCTATGGCCCCAACTTACGCTCAACTCTTTATGAGTCCTAAGACCATTGCACATCAGTTCGATATTTCCGAACTCGCAATGGAAATGGCTCAAATTGATGATGGACTCGGTGATATTCGGGCTATTATCCGTGAAGACATGGGTAAGGCACACGCAGAAGCACAAAACAAGATGCTCCTTATGCCTCTTGGTGCTTACGGTGAAACTTCGGCTCTAGCAAACATTGAGCGAAACTACACTTCTTTGATGAAGGTTGTTTCAAGCCGAGCAGAACTTCTTGCTGGTGATTCTACTGTTCTTTGGACTGATGCGGCTAGCGCAACAAACAACCTTGGTAAAATCTTCGGTGATGAGCGACACAGTGCCGCCTCATTCCTTGATGCAGAAGTTGACTTTAACAGTTCTTACGCCGCATCTTCGGTTCGACCACTAACTCTTACTTTGCTTAACAACATGATTCGCAACTTGAGAATTGCTGGCGGTTCTCCAAAGGTTATCTTGACTGGATACGATACTATCCAAGCAATTGCAGATTTGCTACAATCTCAAGAGAGATTCATGGACCGTAAGGAAATTATTCCTACTCATAACGGTGTTCGTGGTATTAAGGGTGCAGAAGTTGGTTTCCGTGTGGCAACCTACTACGACATTCCATTGATTCCTGTTAAGGACATGGCATCGACACTCAATGCTTCCGATAGTGGAATTAGCGACTTGTTGTTCTTGGACACTGACCATCTATGGCTCTCTGTTCTTAAGCCGACTCAATACTTTGAAGACGGTGTTTCTAACGGAAACCCATTCGGTGTGGGACGACTCGGCAACCAAGCACTTTACCGAACCATTGGTGAAGTTGGTTGTTCGTTCTTTAAGGGACAAGGCAAGATTACCAATGTGGCTTGAGGTGGTAAAGTGACAAATACTGTTACTTTAATCGCTGACCATAAAGGTATAGCAAAGCCATTCGTTGTGGGACACCAATATGTTTCACTAGCGAGTGTTGCTGTTTCGTCTTACCGAACAGGTTCCCCTGCTACTGCCGCTAGTCAAACAATTACTGCGGCTGATGCTGACCCTGACACGCTAACAAGAGGTGCTGGTAGTTATCTTACTGACGGCTTTGCCGCAGGTGACTATGTGACTATTCTCGGCTCTGCGTCGGGAAACAACTCACAAGTCTTTGAGATTGGTTCGCTAAGTGCAACTGTTCTAACTGCATCGGGACCAACTGCTCTTTCCGCTAACTCCGGCGACGCAGATGAACAAGTTCTCCATGTTGGTGAAAAACTATTGGCGGCTGACTTTGGTTTGGCATCCTTTACACAAGTTGAGGTTTCTAACCCATCTTTGTTGGATGCTAACTGGATTGTTGGTGACATTAGTTCGGACGGTACATACTGCTACCTTTACTGCTTTACTCTTGGCTCGGCGGCTAACACTGCCGGAGTTAAGGCTCTAGCAGACGACTTGGGAACTCTACGAGTTCGTGCAACAGGACTTCTTTGAGGTGTTTGTTTGGCAACCATCCGTTTAAGCGAGTCTTGTAAGGTTCCAACCTTGCGACTACGAAACGGAGTAGAGGGTTTTATGGAAGTAACGAAGGTCGAAGACATTAAAATCTCGGCCTTCGTTGCTTCACATTACATCGGTGGTAAGAACTGTATAGTTAAATTTACTTCCGAGGATAGAGAGGATATCGAAAAATTACCTAGCCGTGAAAAGGCAATTCTTTCCAAGTACCTTAGACTCCCCGAAGAAGCATTAGTTAATGCTCTAGCCCCACTACCTCCTAAGAAAACAGTTCCGGAGAAGTTGAAGGCTACTGCAAAGAAGGCTACTACAAAGAAGTCAACTTCTAAGAAAACTACTTCCAAGAAAGAAGTTCCTAAGATTACCAAAGACGAGTGATTGCACAACCTTCATTAAGAGGGGCTAATTACCAACATCTAAGAAGTGATGTTATGGCAGATACATGCAGAAGCAGTGGAGTCCTTGGGGCAAGCGCAATAATTTCTAAGACGCAATGCAGATTGAAAAGCATTCACGCTAATATTGTTATTGCTGGTAATGCGGCAGTGACCATTAAAGTGTTTGATGGACAAGATAACACTGGTACAGAAATTGCTAGAATCCACAATACGACTACAGGACAATACAATCTAGAATATGATATGCACGGTGTGTTATGCACTAGCGGTATATTCTTGGAAATAGCAGAAGCCGGTTCTTCCACTGCACATATTTCAGTGGAATTTAATTGAGGTGGTTAATTGCCAGCATTGAATCACGACACTCGATTGATTATGACTATCCTATTCGTAGGTACAGTTAGTGGAGCGAATGTTTTCTTCTACGCTAAATTCGGTTTGAACTTCCCATATACCATTCTAATGCACGGTGTATTGTTTGGGTTGATTACAGTAGGAGCCGTTATGGTAATGAAAGCACTATTCGATTTGGCTCTTAATGATAAAATTGAGATGTGGCTTTTGGACCGAAGAATTACTGCTTATTGGCAAAGAATTGCTAAGGATGAGCAACAAAGAAAGAAGATGCAAGACTCTTTGAAGACATTTCAAAGCGAAAATCAAACTACTAGAATACCCCAAATTGCTCCGCAATATGAAACTGAGGGAGTTTCAGCCGATTTCTTAGCCACCCTACAATGAGGTGGTTAAATGGTTCTTGGCGACATAATGGGTTTTAGTGACTCCGACTACGCTTATAATCAACAAAGAGCACATTCTGCTGACTTATTTTTTATCAAAATGAGAGCATGGTTTTGGGGCGGTTGCTCCACACTATTTTTCTTTCTAGTTGGTAATATTCTAGGAGTCGTTTTAGATATTAGCGTAATGGGCTGGATTGTAGATAAGACTTTAGGGTTTTGGAATTATCTATGGCATTGAGTGATTAGTATGTCTGTTCTAGCCGGTTTTGCTGTGGTTTGTATTGAGGCTACAGTTGCCTTTTATAAGAAAGTCCATGCAATAAATTTTGGTATTTATGGTGCAACTATGGTAGGTAAAACTACCTTACATCATCAACTAAGAACAAGAGGGGAAGTTCCCGAAATAAGAGAAAGAACAGTTGGTAGACAAAGGGCTAGCCGTAAAACAATAAAATTAGATGGAGATACTCACACACTAAAAACGGCTGATATGGGCGGTGAGGCAATCTATTGGAGAGAATGGATGCAAGATATGAAGAGTAGAAAGGTAAAATATGTTATCTTTGTAATCGACCATAGACATTTAGATTCTCCATCAAATTTAGAACATCACCTTGAATGGAAGTTTTTAGATGATGCTATTTGTAGCAGAAATTGGCCCAATGGTAAAAAGAAAAAGAATACAGATTATCCTCTAGCCGTTGGTATTTGGGCTAACAAATATGACATTTGGGGAGATAAATACAAAGAAGAAGTAGATATTTCTAATCATTCTATTTTCGCTCCATTTAAATACGGGATGCAACAGTTAAACGATAGGGGAATACCAACTTACAAGTATATCGTTTCCGCTAAATCACAGCCGGAAATGGTCTATAGAGGCGTTACTACAATGATAAAGGATTACTAATAGAAACCTATACAAAGAAAGGAAAATGAGGAATAATTATGTTTCAACAGCCCAACCTAATCGCCAACAATCCTAGCATTGCTAGTTCTTTCTTGCCTCCTCTAATGAGCGCAAGAGCCGCAGGTCCAGTTTCCGAATATTCTTTCGTGCAGATTAAACCAAAGAAGATGCTGAAAGAAATTACTAAGGTACTCAATGCAGAAAAAAAGAAATTCTTATTCATCAAATATGGCTGGAAATTTAATTTAAAAGACCGTTGTGTTGTCTGCGGTGTTCATCATATTTGGGAGAGCGGAGATTACATGCGCCCCCCTATCCCACTAAGCCATGTGACTAAAGGTAGACCAATGCGAGGTACTTACTGTCCCAAACATGCTACACATCACAGACAAATGGAAATGCTACAACAACAAATACTAGCAGACGAGCATGGCTTGGATTTTAAAGCATTTATTCCAAGACCAAAAATGCCCCAAGTTTTATCTAAGGGGCCACTTACCACCTTATCAAAGGCCGATGTTGTTTCGCTAGTTGGCGTAGGTTGGATAATCACTCCCCCTACTCCTACTACGGATGAAAATAAACTAGAAGAAGTACTACGACTAACAAACGAAATAAGAATATCTAGCGAGCGATTGAATACCATAGTGACTAAAGGTGATGAATGATGGGCGTATTTGGAACGAGCAACGGAGCAGTATTAGGTGCAGTTCAGGCACAAAATGATACTCAATTTAAGACGGTCAATAATCTTCTGTCTTTACAAGAAAACCATGTGGAAGAGTTCTTCCAATATCACGGTGAACAATTCTTGTCTAGTCTAGAGCAGTTGATGGAAGATGTAATTGATAGAAGTGTTAGTAAAATGCTAACCAAACTAGAGTTTTATCAAGATTCTACAACTGGAAACATGAAGGTCAGCAGTGATAGCCTAAGAGAATATGAGAAAATTACTCAAGAGAATATTGACTTGGATATGAATGCTATATTGAACTCGGCTATTAACAGCGAAATTATCAATCAAAGAAAGATGGCTAAACAACAATACCTAGAGTCACAAGGATTTAACGGAGCGTCTAATCCAGCACAAGGAATGCCACAACAACCAATTCAACAAGGTACATATGGAGCGACAGGATTAGCAATGAACAATGGAAGCGGCTACCCTATTCCTCCTAGTGGACAAGACAACTATGGTAGGCCATATTGGATTGACCCAAGTACAGGACAAATGAGTTATGAGCCTCCACAAAGCGGTCTACATCTAGCCCAAAAAGCGCAGAAATTAGCGGCTTGGGGCAAGTGGTTAATGTGAAGGTGATTTGCATTGGTCAACTTTCAACTAAGTAATACTGCGACTTATAGCCTAGATAAAAACTCTAAAGAGTTAGAAAAAACTATTGCTAAGTATATTTTTTCGGAATATATAAAAGACGATAGTTTATCAAATTTTTTGGTTAATATTGACCGTCTTAGTGGAACAGAAGAAAATTTTAAACAATTTGTTTCTAGATTAGATGAAATTATTGTCGATTTAGAAACAAGAACTATTGCTAGTATTGTGAATGATGAAGACTATGGAATAAAAAATCTTTTAGATTTTACAGACGAAGGTTATCCGGATAATGAAGGCTTATCTCCAATAGACCCTAGTCTATTGAATTATTCTATTATAGATTTAGATAACCCTAATATAATGAAAAAGGTATCGGGTTTTGGTTCATTTGCCACATACAGTAGTCCTACTGTAGAAGACTTGCCGCTCACAGATGAGGAAAGAAAAACGATGACTGATGAACAA